TGGTCATTTCTTCTTCTCAACTCGTTGACGGCCTCCTTCCAATCTTCACGGGTCACAACCAACTGGTCATTGATTGCTGGCACCCGTCTTGACTTAGTTGTCATTGCCATGAACAACGCCTTGAGCGCATAACTGGCAAAGATTCCCTTGTCGGTGACATCTGGCGTGACTGCTTTTTCTTGTCCCTTGCGTGCCTTTTCCATCTCCCCTGAGATGGTTTCGCGGTGCTTGATTGCCAGACTGCTGCCGTTCTCCAGGCCCAGCTCAGACCTGTCAATGTCCACCGTGATGGCCTCAAACCCGTATCTTTGGCCGTCCTCACCGTCCTTCTGTTTGGACATCAGGATCAAACCCTTCGTGGTTTCTGGGAAGCGCATGATCTCCATCTGGGTATCCACCGCGCCCAAAAGACTGGAGTGTCCGCGCAGCCCTTTTGTCGTGTCCTTGCCAGCGTGGTGCAGCAACATGAGTGAGCACTTGTAGCGGTTCTGGATCTTTCCCGTGGCCTGGATGAAGGCCCCCATGTCATCGCTCGAGTTCTCATTGCCACCGCCAAACGCTCTGGCGAGGGTATCGATCACGATCATGCGCAGTTGAACGCCGATCAACTGCACCAGCTCATCGATTGCCAGGATCAGGTTGGTGAAGTCATCCACGCTTGATCTGAGGTTGATCATGGAGCGCACAACATAGAGCTGGGAAGAGTCAGGCGTCTTGTGGTGCTGCTTGATCGCGGCAATCCTGGCCCCGATACCGCCGTGACCCTCACCAGCTATGTACAAGACCGGCCCAGTGCCATTGATCTCTTTGCCAAGCCACGGCCTGCCACTGGCGATGCACTCGGCAATGTCCATGGCAATGAATGACTTGAATGAGGCTGGCGGCCCATACAGGGCCACAAAAGACTTCTCAGGGATCACGTCTTGGATCAACCAATTGACGGGTTCATCCTTGACTGACTGCCATGACTCAATCTTGAATGGCTTGTACGTCTTGTCTGTTTCTTGGTGGACGTTGCCTGGGGCGGTTGCGTTTGTTGCGTTTGGTGTTGACCCACTCAATCTTTCCGGGGTCGTTACATCATCTTCATGGCGTATCAATGGACTTAGTTTTGCCAGCTCAACCAGTGCCTGCCTGGTGCCTCCCAGGACATTGACCCACTCCCAGGCGTCATCTGTCAACCCTTCCACTGGCAGGTCCAAGATCCTGAGTGACTTCACCACAGGGATCAATGCCGCGGCCACCTTGCCTGCGTACGTCCAACCCGCCAGGTCGTTGTCGGGGACCATGATGACCACTGCGCCGGCAAAGTACTGCGTTATCTCTTCGGGCCATGACCCTGAACCTGCATGAGCGCTTGTGGCGATAACTCCAATCGATACCAGGGCATCGGCTGCCTTTTCACCTTCAGTCAGGAATATGGTGCGGCCAGCGGTCTTTGCAGACAACAACTCGGGGAACCTGTACGGCACCAGGCGCGTGTCTCTGAACCCTGGAAACTTGGCAATAGTCCCATCTGGCTGCTTGACGCAACGCATCTGCCTGTAGTCTTTGCCCTTGGCACTTTGAGTCTTGAACCTTTGCTTGACGAACAGGGGTTCACCGTCCTCGTCCACATAGACCCATTCGTGCTCAAGTACTTGCGGCGTGAGTGCCGGCAATGGCTTGATCGATGCCAATGGATCGCGTTTCTCGATCTCTGGCAGCAGGCCGTAATCCCTGATGGCATGGAAAAGCTGATGCTGATCGCACCCAGAGTGGCACTTAAACAGCGGTTTGCCGTCTTCTCCGTCACTGATTGACAGACTCGGATTCTTGTCCCCGTGCCCTTGTCCATGCGTTGGCAGTGGGCAGCTTGCCAACCATCCTTTGCCAACTCTCTTCGCGTTGCCAAGCGCTTTTGCTATTTGTTCGGCTTGCATTGCATCTGCTCCACTTCTTGTATTCTTTTGCCGATCCATGCCATCACGGGCACTGCCATTGAGTTCCCCAGTGCTTTGTACCTGGGACCATCAGGCGTGGTTTTGCCTTTGGGTTGGATGTCTGTGTAGTTGTCGGGGAAACCTTGAAGGCGCTCGCACTCAACAGGGGTGAGTCTTCTGACGGCCATGCCATGATGGACTGCTGGCTTGTTGTTGCCGCCTGATCCAGCTTCCAGTGTCGGGGCCATCTCGTTCTCGTAGCCAATGCTGTGCGCTTGCGCTGACTGCCCTGGCTTGAATGCGCCGACTTGTTGCATCACGGTCGGACCTGTTCCATTTCCATCACCTCCATGCGTTGACATGGTGCAAGCAATCTCGCCAGTGATTGCCCCGTTGTAGAGGTCAGTGCCCACTGCCACCGCCATCGGGTTCTTGGCTTGCAGGGTCTGCGTCATCTCCACATCTGTCTGTGGCGTTGACATCTGGCCGCTGAATGAGATGGGTTGCAATATTGCCGCACCGCCTTGATGCATTGCTGGATTGCTTCCTGATGCATCCAATGTTTTTGTGGCATCAGCAGTAGTTACATGGATGTCATCTTTCAATGCGCCTTTACCCGGCGCAATGTTGTAAGCAATGGGTTGCGCCACACCTTGAGTGGCATGGGTATCGACTGTGTAGGCTGACCCGTCATCATTCCAGCCCTTGCCGTTCTGTGCTTTTTCTCTTGCGGTGATGTCTTGCAAGGCGATGGGCTGCGCCACCGCTGGCAAGCATGTATACGCATCAACTTCTGGTGCGCCAACTTTGCCAAAGCCAGCAGTCAATGATCCAATGAGACTGACATCAAGGCACATTCCAGTTGCGGAGGCAACTTCTTTCCTCTTTTCTCTGCTCGGCGCAGAATCCCCTGACAGGCTGTGGCGCTCAAAAAGAACCGCTGCGGCAGCTCTCCAGTCTCCAAGGTATCCGACAACAAACACACGGCGGCGTCTTTGGGCCACTCCAAAGTATTGAGCGTCAAGAACTCTGTAGGCGAACCCATACCCGAGTTCCCCCAGCGCCCCGAGGAAGGTTCCAAAATCTTTTCCTCCGTTAGATGACAAGACGCCGGGGACGTTTTCCCAAACCAACCATCGGGGGCGATGTTGGTCAGCAATGGCAAGGAATGTGAGCATGAGGTTGCCACGCGGGTCATCCAATCCTTTTCTAAGTCCTGCAACGCTGAATGATTGGCATGGGGTTCCTCCAACAAGAAGGTCAATTGCTCCAATGTTCCACTCCTTAAATTTAGTCATGTCGCCCACATTGGGCACGTCTGGGTAATGGTGCGCAAGCACCTGCGATGGGAATTTTTCGATCTCTGAGTAGGCCGCTGCCGTCCACCCAAGTGGATGCCAAGCAACTGTCGCGGCCTCAATGCCAGAGCACACAGATAAATATCTCACTTCTTCTTCTCCATTTTTTTAATTCTTTGCTCCAATTCGTACACCCGCCGGGCCAACATGAGCACCAGCAGTTGCCAGAATTCTTCTTTTGATTCCATGAGGGAAAAAAAAGCCGGGGACAAAGCCCCGGCCCTTAATTCGTTACGTCTTAGAACAGATCCTCGTCAGAGTGAACGGGGATAGGTGCGGCGTGAGCAGCCTTTGCGGGTGCTGCTGGCGCAGGCGGTGGGAATGGATCAAACTCATCAACTGGCGGTGTCTGCGCGTCCATGCCTGCTGGCCGGGCGATCCATCCTGTCAGGGTGAAATTCGGGATTCGGGTTGTGCCCTTGCCGATCTTCTCCATGCGGCTGCCGGTGTACTCAACCACTGGCAGCTTGTCAGGGTTTGCAGCACGCTGCTCAGAGCACTGCTTGTAGAGCTGCTCAAGGCCCATGTTGGGGCCAACGCCATTACTGGACCACTCGACAGTTCCCAGTGCCTTGGAATAAAACACGATGGAGAACCCGCGCTTGTGGTTTGCAGTGGGCTGCGGACCCTTCTTGCCCAGGGCTGCATCAGGTTGCCAGTCACGCACACCAACGCCCAGCTCGAGCCAGCCTGTTTGGACGTTGTCAATGTCAAAGACCACTTTGCCAAGTTGGATCTCTCCATCTTGATTGGTCCAGGCATTGGCCTGGGGGGAAAAACGAATGTAGTTGCCGGAGCCACCACCAGAGGACAGATTTAGCATTTTGCGTTCTCGCTTTCAAGGTTGTGTGTCATTGACACGGTTGGGGGAATGGGATTATTGGGCAATCTCAACGGCACGGCCTAGAGTCAAACCCGATGATTCTTTTGTGGTGAGGTCATCGACCATGGCCTTCTTGTCCTTGCCCAGCAGCTTCTCGGCCACCGCAGGCGTCACCATCTCAGTTAAGACCAGTTTGGACTTGTCGATGCCAGCGTCAGTGAGCGCTTGCAAGGC